TGACTATAAGTTTTCATAATTATTTCTTCTTCTTTGGTTCAGGAATGCTTCCTTTTTTGATATTTCTTGTTGTTGGTTGTCCACCAAATTTACCATAATCACCTTGTGTTCCTTGTTTTGTAAAGTTTGGATTACCTTTGCGAAATGGTCTTACACCACTATCATATGGTGAATAATAAGGTTCAACATTAATATCATCAAATTTATTAATTAATCTATTTTGATCTCCTGTATTTTTAAGTCTTTTCATTATAATATCTTGATCTTTAGGTCTATCATCCACTAGTTTCTTAACTTGTGCAACTGCATCTTTTTCTCTTACCTTCGCTTTACTCAATCCTCTTAATTTTTCATGTCTAAACTTTGTAAGTGCTGATGTTTTACCAGTAGTAATTGCGTCAGCTACAGCATTTTCTTGACTTCTCTTAATCGATCCAAAACTACTATTGTAAGGTCTGTTTCTTAATTTTTGTATTGTATCTACTGGAACTTTCCTTTTATTTCCAATCTTAAAATGAGCCCAAGGTTGTAATTGTTTATTAACTCTTCCTTGAATTCTTTTCAGAGATTTAAGTCCAAGTTTACCTGTTTTCATTGCTAACTCAAACTTATTGAGTTCTGTGATAAATTGATTAAATGATTTCATTAGTCAATAGGTTTGTAAGTTCTTAGACCTTTTCTAATATTTCTTTTCTTTATAACATCCAATTTTCTATCTGTAAACTGATTACGTGCATAATCAGCAACTTTTTCATTTGGACTTTTCATTCTATCAGCAATACTTCTCAATGTTTTTAAAGCATTACCTTGCTTTACAGCTGACGGTTGTACACTCTGTTTAATTGATTTTCCTCGTCTTCCCATATGAGCAACTCTTCTATAAAGAGTTGAAGGATCATCAACTAATGCTAATTTATGAGTCGGTTTATGTACCTTTGCAAAATTCTTTAAACTACTACCTAAATTTCTACCAGCCTTATCAAGAAATCCTCCTCTTGCATTTCTAATAAATGATTTTGATAGAGCAATATTTTTAGGATTAATTGCTTTCTTTGCTAATCTTAATGATGCTTTGATTAAATCAGCTTTTGCTTCTGACATAAAATCTTCATAATTTTTCATCAGTTTTTATCCACCTTCTTCATTCCAGGAAGATTTCTTGCTGGATCATCTAAATTCTTAAAATCAAGCATTGCTTTATCTAGAACAGACTTTGGTTTTGTTTTTGTTCTATGTTTTTCAGTTTTTCTACTAGCAATAGTTGCACCATTATAATTAAGTGAAATTTCTTTTTTATTAGGAGTTAAATTCCACCTTACATTCACTCCCTTATTCCAATCAGGTTCTTCATTAAAACCTAACTCTTCTCTCCAGTTACTTTCAGGAAATAATCTCTTATATAATTTATTCTTCTTCTTTATATTTTCACGACCAGGATATTTTTTTTCAATTTTATCACCTATCTCATATTTTCTAATTAACTTCTCTGTTTTCTCAGCATCACCAGCTTTTGGTTTGATAAGAGGTTCTCTTTTTACTTTAGGTAAATCATCGGTAAAAGTTCCTGTAGGTCTTTTTGTGACAAACCTTTTCTTAGATATAGATCTTTTTGGTGAAGGTCCAAAATATTTGTCAAAGTCAATTGGTTTAGTAACATCTACTTTTACAGGTGTAGTTCCTTTCACAGGTTTCTTTGACAAATCAACTACTTTTTTTGCTTGATTGATAACTGATTTAGTTTGAATATTTTGAACAGTTATAGGATCTGGAGGAGTATATTTTTTAACATTCTTAATTGTAGTACCAGTTATTTTTGGTCTTTTCTTGCTAAGTTGTTTAGCAATTTTCTTTGCTATTTTTTTGATTATTTTCTTTTTGATTCCTTCATCAAGTTCCATTTTCCAATTAGAACGAGATTCTTTGAGTGGTTTTGGTTTTATAATATCAATAGTTTCAATTTCTGTAAACTTAATATCATCAACATTCCAGTCTTGAATAGTTAATTCACTTTCAATCGCAGTCTCTTCCTTTTTTACTAGATTTGTAGCAATCGCATACTTAACATTTTTATCACCATAGCGATCTTTCATTTCTTTATCACTGATAGCATCAGCAATTTCATCACGTTTTTTAATCTGTGATTTTGTTAACTTCTTTTCATCAAGAGATTCTCCATCTATCTCGTTAGACGCAGAAAGATCTTTATAAGGAGGTGCCTTATATTTTTTCTCCTTTTTTCTATCTAGTTTTTGACCTTTAATGAAATTGCCAAAATTACCATGAATTAGTTTTATTTCACTAAGAGTTTTTCCTGAATAAGTCATAGTTTAGAAACCAGAACTACCTGCTGATGCTGACTTCTTTGCAGCAATTCTTGCTCTTGCCATTGCCTTTGCTCTTTCCGCACCAGATAGTTTTGGATTATCTTTACGGTACTGTGCTAAATTACCACTTTTCTTTGCTGCTTGAAACTGTGCATTCTTTGCTTTTAATGCATCAACTCTTTCATCTCCCATTCTTGCTCTGTTAGCCTTTTCAATTGCACCCATCTTTTTAACAGGTTGCTGTTGCTGTCCACCACCTTGTTGTGGAGCAGGTTTTGCTTGTTGTTGAGCAGGTTGTGCTTGCTGTTTCTGTTGCTGAGCTGCTCTTTGACCTGCATTTAGTGGTGTTGCTCCTCTTTTATCTAAATCAGTTCTATCACCCGTAACTTTATCAATACCACCTGCAACTACTCTTGATAATCCTTGGGGTTTTCCACCTTTCTTATCAAAATCAGTTAAATTACCAGTCGCTGCATCAGCTGCACCTGCAGCAACTCTTCCCACTGCTTTTGCACCAGATACTGCTGTATCTTTTATTTGCGATCCTACCGCACCTGCTACTTTTTTAACTCCTCCAGCTGCCTGACCTATTCCTTGCTTAACCGCTCCAAGTCTATTCTTCACTCTGCTAAGAAAACCTGGTTTTTTTGCACCTTGTTGTCCTCCACCACCTGCACCACCACCTGCATCTCTTGCAGCTCTTCTTGCAGCCATCCTATCAGCAAATCCTGCTTTCGCACTTTGTACTGCTGCTGCTCCTGCAGGAGTTGAATCATTAGCACTAGTTCTAGTAGTTGTTGTAGTTCTATTTCCAGATTTTACAACAGATTGTGAACGATTGACTCCACCACCACTTTGTACCCTATCACCACTCTGACTCTTCAATTTATTCATTAATGCTCTACCATCAACCTTTCTACTTCCACCACCACCAGCAACAGCACCACCACCAGCATTATTTACAGGTTTTTGTGTAGTTTGAGTATTTTGTTTAGTATTTTGCTGTTGTTGCTTTACTGGATTCATACGAAGACCGCCAGTAGAACTTCCTGAAAGTTTAAATCCTGAAGTTGCTTTGCTTAAATTCTGTTGAGATTGCTGACTTCTCTTGAATCTTTCAGAAGGACGCATAATACTTTGCTCTTGAATTTTATCAAAGGACTTATCTTTCAATTTTTGTCCAACTTTTTTAATTGCACTATCTGTTGTTTGACTATTTGGTTCTGGAGTAGTTTTACCACCTCTGGTATGGAGATTTGTTTCAATATTACTCTTCTCATCTAAAGTTGATCTCCAATCATAATGATCTTTAATACCCTTATTATGTCCAACAGTTCTTCCTCTTCTATTTTTTTGGTCTGTATTACGATTTACAGTAAAATAACCTTTACCTGCATCTCTACTTCTTCTACTTAATTCTAGTGCATATTGATCCTGATCTTCTTGACTTTTCAGTTCAAAGTTTTTCGCCCTTTTTTCCAATTTTCTAAATGATCTATCACTCAGTGATTTCTTAGGTTCTTCCTCTAATAATACGTCTCCAACATTAACATTATTCTCAGCAAACCAACCACGATTAACTTCTACTGCATATCTGATTTTACTATTAGGACCTACTGGGACTGGACTCATTGGTTCTAATTCTTCAATACTATCAACTGTTCCATCTTCCTTAAGAAAAGCAATATCAAGAGGAATATAAGTATTCTTCATATGGAAAGTCCAATAATCATCACTTTCAAATATAAAGAGCATACCTCTATCTTGTTCCAAACTCTCACGGAACATCAGACCTAATTTAAACTCACCATCATTTTGTGGAACTTCAAGTTGAAGTGGTAGTGATACAAATTCTTCTTTCATTTTCTTTTTCTTTTTGTAAGTCATTTTTTTATCATCAGAAACTAAAATTCCATCCTTACGAACTTTATATCCGTCAGGAATAGGTTTACACTTTTGATCAGTGTTACAATAATATTGTCCCTTTTTACAGGAAGTCTTTGCCATCTATAGACTATTCAGAGCTATTATTATTTAGCATTCCGTCTTTTAACATTTTTGATAGTTCACTCGTTGAACCTACAAATAATGCGTTGTTTGTAACATTGTTTTGAGTTTTAGGATTATCTTCTTCTATATCTTTTACTTTTTTATGTAAATCTGCTAATTTATCTGTTGTATCTGCAACTGATTTTATAAGTTGTCCAGCAACTTCATATGCTCTTGGACTTGCAGTTTCACCTGCAACTTCCATAATTCCATTGATTGCTTCTTGTCCTTTTTCTATAAGTGAATATAAATTTCCTCTTGTGTAATCATAATCTTTTCTAACTTCATCTACTTTAGTTGCTTCCTCTGCTTTAACAATAGCATCAACCTCAACACTACCATCAGTATTGAAAGTATCATTCAGAGAATCGTAACCCTTTTTCATTAGATGTCTACTCCTCTATTTGGTGCAAACTCTTTTCCATCCCCAAAGAATGTGCTTGTTTCTGTAAATCCAAAATCATCACCTGGTTCAATTAATAAGTCATCTGCAGTATCTATAACATCATCATCGTTATAATCTTGCTTTGCTTTTGGTAAAACAGTATATCTTTGTACACGTTTTGCTGTTCTTCTATTTGTATCTTCATAGTAATCCAACTGAACTTTTTTGATAAGTCCTTCTGGAGTTTGAGCAATATGATTAAAGAAGAATGTTTTTGCAGTAAATGACAAAGTGTATATTAATGCTCTTCTTGTTGCAAAGTCTCCTTCATAATCATCTTGTTGTGCAATATTCGATAATACCATTGGTATATCTCTTTTTTCTCCAATAGACTTTACTAAGTCGATTGATATATTAAAACCTGGTTGAAAGAATGGTAATATCTGCTCTAAAATTTGTAATCCATCATCCTGTTGTTTTACTAAGATATTTAAATCAAATCCAAGATTATAAGGAACAGGCATAAACACCTTTTTCATTTGGTCATTATTTACATCTTTTGCTTTGAACGTTTGAGTTATACCTGCCTTTCTTGAAGAGTCATAGGAGATATTTGTAATCTCAAAAGACATACGAGGTAATGTAATTTGAGTTGCTTTATTTAATTCTGCTTGTTGTGTAATTCTTGCTAAAAACTTTTGTCTTGGACCATATGCTATAGGAACTTTAATATCGGATATAACGTTTCCTGCACCATCATCATGTTGCACATGAATATCATTAAACAATGTACCAAATGCGATAACTGTTTTTCTTATAATTTGATGATAAAAATAATTTCCTAACATTTTTCTATACTAATGACTCTGAACCACCTAATAGTAATCCACTTTTTGTTGCTATATTATACATCTTAGAATGTATGGTTGAATCAACTTTAGTTGTCCATTTTGATGTATTTTCATTTGCTATCCAACATTGCAAACTATCATGTATCGCTGGTGGGATACTATAATCAAACCAAGGATCATAAGGTATTTTATCTGATGATTTAAAAGGTCTAGTCATAGTTAAAAAGTCCCAAATGGATTTGACTCAGTAAAGTCGATAATTAAATCTGCTTCTGACTCGAATATATCGCCTTCATTATATTTATCGTTGCTGTCATCATCATCAAACACAGAAACACTGAATAATGCACCAGAAGTAAGTCCTTTAACATCTTCACCAGGGAAGAATCCCGTCGTTGTTGTACCGATTCCAACATTACCAACTTTAAGTATCTTAGTATCATAATCCCAATTCTTAACTCTTGCCTGTGTTCCTGAACGCATACCCTGAACAACTTCATTGAATTGATAAGTTCCAATTCCACTTATAGTCTCTGGATCATCCACTGTAATTGTAGGTACAGAAGTATAATTTTCACCTGCATTTACAATAAAGATATTCTTAACTTCATTAAATCCACTTGAATTATCAATTCCAATAGATGCAATAGCAGTTGCACGATCACTTGCTACACCTGCTTGTGGTACTGGTATAGTGACGATTGGTATAGTACCAAATCCAATACCTGCATCATTAATTGTAAATCTGACAATACCTTTTGATGCAGTATTAATTGAACATGTTGCTGCTGCTCCACTACCTCCTCCACCTGTGATTGTTATTGTAGGTGCTTCAGTATACCCAAATCCAGCGTTTGTTAACAATATTTTTTCTATAGATTGACTTCCAGCTCTTACAGTTGTAATCGCAACTGCTGTTGCATCTGATAAATTTAAAGAACTTGGTGAAGTTGAAATTGATACGGTAGGTGTACTACTGTAATTAAATCCATCGTTATTTAAGAATATTTCACGAACATATCCAGTTCCAAGAGATGCGGATACTGATGCGGTTCTACCAACTCCAACTAATTGTATAGTTGAAATATATCCCTCATCTTCAACTTGAGTATCAATTGCATCAATAGAAGTGTCAATGACCTCATCTTCATATTCAAAGAGTTCACATTTAAGTTTATAAACATAAGTGCTTCCTAACTGATAAAATGGTTCTTCATGCTCTACAAATTTTATTTCAAACAATCTTTGTCCGAGTGGGAAAAATACTAAATCACCTTCACGAGGTCGAGATGCTAACGTAATATCCTCATCAGAATTCATGAATGGTGCTATAAATTCTTCAAATCTCTCTTTTGATATGGTAAGTGTAACTTCATCCCTCAAACTCATACCAAACTTTGTCAATACATCCCCTGCACCTGCGTATCCATCAAAATTTTCTACATACGCTTCAATTGCAAAATTATCATCAAACTTTGATGCCTGTACTTCTTCAATAATAGTTGCTTGATTTACAAACTTTCTTGGAATAAATGTTATTTCAACACCATAGATTTGTAACTGCTCATTTATTAGATCTTGTACTAATCTTTGTTCACCTTGAGAACCTTGTAAAAAGAACGGATTTAATGCCATTATACATCACCCAATAAAATCAAGAGGTGGAGTTTCATAATCCTGTGCCATTCTACTTCTTATAGCATCTAATTCTTTGACTCCTTCATCATATATCTCTCTACCATTAAGTTCGATACCACCTGGTAATTTAGTTCCTCTAAATTTAATTAAGTTTTGACCCCATTGTTTTTTAAGTAATGCTGTAAAATATCTTTTGACAAAAGGATCATTGTATATTTGCTCTGTATCTATTGCACGAAAACAATCTATCACGATAAATGTATCTGCAGATTGAGAACCCCAATCAATATCTAAGTATAATTTATCCTGTCTTTGATTAAATCTTATTTGTTTATCTGTTGTAAGTAAAAAATCAATATCTTCAAGATATGTTTTAGTCATTGCATATTGCAATAATTCAACTGAATTAAAATAATATAGATCGTTCAAGAACAACTGATATTTAATACTAAACATTCCACCCGAAATAGAACTTGTATCAAATTTGAATATTTTATTTACACCTAAGATAGTATCTGGAACTGCTATAAAATTAGAACTTTCATAAAAATTACTTGATACGGTTCCTGCACTTGTTGTTGTTATTCCTGATGTGGTAACTATTCCAACTCCAGTTGTATCTTTTGCTGTTCCTCTATCAATATCTTCCTGAGTGATTTTGTATTTGAGATACATTCTCTCAATACCATTATAATGACGTTCTTGGTATATCTGAACAGTATCATCTACCAAATCATGCAATTGATCATCATCAACGTTAATTTGTAAAACAGGTGCTCCTAACTGACGCAAACCATAATTGATAAGTTGTCCTCTATTACGTGGTTTCATTTTTTTCCGTGAGATTTGCGAGTTGCTCTAAAAGCTCATTCTTTTCC